CAAAGGTAGAGGGTGTATACAAACCTGATGGCGGAGCCAAGCGGGTGGAGACAACTAACGAGCAGGTCATCTTTGACATTGACGTTTACTGTCAGGAGTTTACTGGCCAAAGCTCAGCAGAGTCCAAGGCTATGTGTGATGTGCTGGAGGATTGTGCGCCGTGGATGAAGGAGGAGATTGACGCTTCTCTTGAGGTTGCGGCAGCAAGGGACAAGGGCAGCAGCCCAACTCCCAACCAAGGCGGCGGTTTGTCTGACTTTAAAAAGGACGATGATCCAGACGAGGACATACCGTTCTAACGATTTTGCAAAAGGAACCGCACTGCCTACGCATGTTACCATCTCCGGGCTAAGCGTAGGGGTGCGGGATTCCTTTCTTCAAGGATAACATGAAACATGATTGAGAATATCGAAGACAAGCGTTTGTCCAGAAACAAGCGCCAGAAAAACCACAGTAGGTATCTGAGGATAATGGGTGCTGAGCGAGAAGGGATGTACAACATAGAAGTTGGCAATCTTGTTTTTGTTCAGGACGCAAAGAACCGGAACCGATTCCATTTGCCGGGAGGAGATACGGTAACAAAGGAATGGATTTACCAACAAGCTGATGAACGGAACTGGGGGGTTCCAAAAAAGCGTTTCATTCAGAAACCAACTCGATGACAAGAAAGATAACGATCACAATAGAGTTGGAAGGTGATGAAGCAGAACAATTAATCGAGGCATTACTCGACAAGGAAAATAAGGATGATAAGCATGGTAGTACAGAAGAAAAGGAAGAGGGGAAGACCAAGAAAAAATGAATCGGTAGTCAACTCACCCAAGCATTATTTGAGCGGTGACATTGAGTGTATCGACGCAATGGTTGCTGCCTTTGGTGAGGAGCAGGTCAGGATCTACGCCAAGATAAATGCGTTCAAATACTTGTGGCGAGCTGGCAAGAAGAAAGGCGCTGAAGACACCGACATGGCTAAATCAAATTGGTATCTCAAGCGAGCCAACGGTATAGATCCAAGGAAGAACGATGAAGTTTAAGGTAGGCGCTTACGAGAACGTACCGTATGAAGAGTACGCTGAGATCGAAGCGTTTAGATCCCACGATCTAACCTCGGTGATCAAGTGTCCATACACTTGGAAGAACGAGGGACCAATGAAGGAAACTCCAGCTCTTATCGAGGGTCGAGTACAACACACTGTCTTTCTGGAGTTGGATAAGTTTGATCAAGAGTTTGTGATTGAACCTAACGTGGACCGTAGGACCAAAGCAGGGAAGGAGGAGTACGAGGATTTCAAGGCAGGCATTGGTAACCGCACACCCATCAAACAAGACATGTATGACGTATGCATGGAGCGCCGAAAGGTCGTAGAAGAATATGTTCCACATGAAACACACAAGGTTGAGCTGACGTTATGCTTCTACTGGCACAACCATCCCTTCAAGGCTCGAATGGACTGGTATGACGGTAAGAATGTATGGGATCTCAAAACAGCGCGTGACGCTTCTCCCAGAGGCTTCAGGAGCGCAATCAACACGTTCAACTACTACATGCAGGCTGCGCTTTATCTCGACGCTGCCAAGGCTCTGGATATGCCTGCTAACCAGTTTATGTTCTTGGCTCAAGAGAAGATGCACCCATACCCGTTTGCAGTCTACACCCTCTCCCCGGAGGCCGTGGAGTACGGTAGGGCAAAGAATGAGCAGGCGCTGAAGACTCTACTGGAGTGCAAGGATAAAGAGGACTACAAGCCATACAATGTCTCTGGTGTGCAGGTAGTGGAGCTGGGCGATCTCTACTAAAGAACAGGAGGAGAAGTGGGCGGAGGAGATTAAATACTTTGCCGCCCGTTTTGTCTGGACCCGCCGCCACCAAAAAACTCCCAAGAATTTAACTTGGGAGCAGTGGTGGGAGCGTAGGTTTCAGGATAGCTTCAGGGAGTACACCGAGAAGCTCATGGATAAGAAGGAGGCCTAAGCCTCCTCCATCTTATCCAATATTCTTTGACAAAGATTTATGTCGCTTCTGCAAGCCCTTTTATCAACACAGTGATGACCCCAACTCAAGAGTTTTTCGTTTTCAGATATATCGGTTTGCATTAAATATTTAATGTGTTGAGCTTGTGCTTTGGTTAATTCTAACTTCATTAGACCTTCTCTCCTTTCAAAATTTCCAGATCAGCTTGAGCAGACCCGAACAGGTTATAGATACTCCAAAGCGTCTGTCTTAATCTTTGACCATGATAATCCAGAACGCTGATACCGTGCTTAACCATGTAAGCCCTGTAGAAAGCTTGCTCCCATTTTTCGGCGCGTACATCGAGTTGAAGTGAGCATTCTTCGGTTTCGTATTCTTTGCTCACGGCTTCAAAAACATCAAATACATTCGAGTCCTGAATAGATTCCAATGCCTGTTTTTTTGCTTTGTATTCCAACATGGCATGAAAAAAATCAAAGTCTTTAGCTAACAATTTTAATTCATGATCGGTGTACCGGATTGGACAAGAGCTATCTTGGCGATAAACCGAAATTGATGCTTTTTTAACTCCGCCTTTGACTCCAAAAGTAGCAATAAAATTGTAATGTGCAATGCCTAGCGTTTTGGATGAATACCCTTCTGGTGTGTTGCCGATAATTGCAACCATCAAATTGTTGCGGACCTGCGGCCCGTTGTATGAGCCTCCACCTGCAAAAACCTCATAGCTAATGTCTGCGTTCAACCCTTCTGCAATGTCATAAGCCTGTATGAGTAAAGAGCGTTGCTTTCTGGTCAATCCGCTTGGCATGTTTTGTCTAATGTTTTCCATTTTTATCTCCGGTTAGTTGTTTATCAATTCAATGGTTATAAATATACCTGAATCCCGTGTCGATGTACAACTTTTTATACAAATAAATACAATTTATTTTAGGCCAAAAAAAAGAGGCATCTGCCTCTTTAAGCCCGTTTCTGACCACTGGTGGGCTAAGCCAGCTCCGAAGGATGAGCCATCACCCTTTGGTCATTTGGCTTGCGCGTCCTTATGCTCTTTAGCAGATCGCACGCCTCTGATGTATGCGTCCGTAGCTGGAACCCTAGCGCCGTTTGAAAGCAAGGCTATATCATAAGCCTCGCACTCCTTCACCTGTAACCAGTCATCGTCATTGCCATGAAAGTTCTGGACTAGCTGCACAAAATCGCCTTCAAATATAATCATCTTTATCTCCGGTAGTGGAGGACGGCTTACGCCGCCTCCTTTTTAGTTTCAGTTTCTGGTTGTAGCGACTGGAGATACTCCAGCGCCTTTTGTGCTTCCTTCGCCGCGTTGAAGATAAACTTCTTATCGTTGTTCAAAGCTTGTAACCAGCTGGCTACATATTGAGCGTGATCCGCTCTTATCACTGGGCTGATGCCTAGCTCAGCACATGCCATGGCAGCGCCAATCTCAGCAATCAATTCTTCGTAGGCGTAGTCCGCATCGCCAAACGAAGCACCCTTCTTTCGGTTCAGTCTTCTGTCAGAACCAGTCCAGTGAATCAGCTCATGCAGCTGAGTGCCGTAGAAGTTTTCAGTGGCTGAAGAGTCAGCAGTGTCTGAAAAG